AACCTTCTTCTGCCCGTATTCTAGTGGCTCTGCTATTAAGCTCATATATATCTTCTATTATGCCAGAACTCTCTACACATAAGTAATCATCTTCTGGATTTTTAGTATATATATATTTGTCATATAACCTATTAAGACTTCTTCTGATGTCATTTAATTCCCACTTGTTTTCGGCATATTGAATAGCCAAAGTGAAAAGCATTTCTTTTATTTCCCCTTCTTTCTTCTCCATATTAGTTATTCTTTTAATTTAATATTTCTATCAAAGTTCCACACACAATCGCCACCATAACAGTAATCCAAAACCAATCTATACTTTTCATTTTAGTTGTTGTTCTTAATTTATATACACACCCTATTAAATACTGTCCCTTAATGGACTCTATGAGATACTCTGGTCGCTATGGCAAATAAGACCATAGACTTATCTCCAAAGTACCCCACACAACATATTAAAGAACTCTCTCTTTCATTACCTCTATATCATCTCCTAGTAGGTTTATAAATCCCTCCAGTTGCCAAAGACTCTTAAATGACATCATCGTATCGCCATACTCAATATCCACACTCCCATTATCCCAAAGCGTTATCAATATGTTCTCCCTACCTATTCTTTGTCTAAACTCTTTAATTATTTCCATTGTTTTTATTCTTTCATATTAGTCTTTTAATCCCATTTCACTAGCACAAATATCGCACAAATAATGCCCCTCGTCTGTTGCTCCCACTTTGAGGGCTGCTCCTCTATCCTCTATTGCCCCACATCTTAAACATTGAATAACATCATCTACATCCTCAATGGTTTCGTCTATGTCTGTTATATCACTTTCCTTTTCCCATTTGCCGACTCCTGCCCTGCTCCCATTTTCATCATAGCCATTTGGTATATTGCTACTCATAACTAGAATAATAAAAATTTAAACTACGGGGATTGTTTCAAGTCTATCCCCGAAGACCTATGGCACGGGTCGGAGTCCCGTCTTGGTTTACCTTGAGCCTAATCTAAAAAGAAAAGGTTTATTCTATCCTGTTCTCCGTTCTGAACTAGCCATACTTTACTAACAAGCGAATAACTAGCAAAGTGGAGTGAGGCATAAATCTGACAACTTGGGCAGTATTGTTTTTCCGCCACTCCTTACCCTGCTATCTGTTAATGTGCTACTTGTGTATCCTTTATCTGTCCTTCTATCTGTTTATATAATATCATCTAATTGACAAGATTACAATATATCTATAGTAATATACTATAAGGTTCGGTGCTAAAATGGTATATCACTATTCTTTCTATCTCTTTCAAGTTTAACGATTAGCTTGTTAAACTCTTTAACGCCCTCTCTCATTGCTTCTGTATCGGTAATAAATCCCGATTTATATGCCATTACCTTGTCTAGTTGTCCATAATAACCCAGCTCTAATATCTTGTATCCAAAGTAATAGCCGTCTATATCTCCTACTATATGCTCTATCTCCAAAGATAGAACTGGCTTAATACTATATGCTAATATGTCCATATTTAATTAGTTAATAATTTATATAATTTGATTAGTTGTTAATCCACCATACACCAGTAATGCGTTTTAATGTTCAATGACTCCATAAAGTACTCAAAATTAGATAGCTTGAAATCGTCATTAAATACCGTTTCAAGCATTTCTAACGCCCTCTTAACGCCCCTCTTTCCCTTTGTTGCACAAGTGGGCTCGTTAATCATATCTGTTATATCGTTGCATATTGCGTAATCTTTATATATGCCAATGCATACATAATCATTCCTCAAATATTTAACATTTTGTGTTATTTCTTTTTCCATAATGTCTATTTGATTAATTTATATTAAACTTAACAATAAACCAGCAAAAGAAAACAAGGCATAGAAAAACAAGCATATTGATATTATGCATATCAAGTAGCAAACAATATTAACCGCCATATCTCCTCTGCTCTCATTTTGTTCCCTATATGTTCTCATAATATATTCTAATAAAATTATCTAACTATCTTGTATCCATTGCCCAACAGTAGAGTCATTAACTCTATACTATCAAGCCAACCCAGAAAGCCGTTTATTTTTGCCGACTCTCCCAGCTCCATCACCTCTAACAGGTGAGAGCCCTTCTGATACACTGTTGTATTCATATAAATAATTATTATTAATTTATTATCTAAGTATATAGCACATTGTAAATATTGTCAATATATATCAATCAGTTGTAGTATATGACTATAGGGAACGGACAATGTAATTATATTGGTATGTTGGGTTTTGTTGGTCATCTTCGTACCAGTTCGCCGATTGATACACTGCTATGAGTTTAGAGACACTATCAAGTAAGGACATACAAGGGATATCATTTCTGGTGGTCAATGGGTTGATTGGGTTGGGATTATTGCCTTTTGCCGATTGATACCCTGCTCGATGTTTACCCTTATTAGAAACTATTAACAGTATATAGTGTCTGGTTGTTCGGTTGCCTGTTGGTCACCTGTTGGGGACATCTTCCCGTGTGTTTGTTCTTTCTGCCCCAAAATATACCAATAGAACGACAAAATAGTGAATAAACCTTTAGAACAAGCCCCGATAAATACCCTGCTTACAAGGGAGCTATTCGTAAAGAAAGTAAGTAGCCGTGCCTACAGGTGCTGTCCCGTCTGGTGGGGTGGGGGTGGGGTGGCAACCTGGTGGGAGGGTAGGGGGTGCTTAAAACGGCAGTATGTAGAGGAAAAGTATGGGTACCCTCCGCACGGAAATATACAGAAGGTGAGTTACGAATGGAGGGATACATACAGATACATACAAGTATTGCAAAGTATGGCAAAGTATGGTAAAGTATGTATATGAAAGTAATAGAGACAGAAAAGACGTTGATAAAGATGTGGTTGGGGGAAATAGAGGGTGGTGCTATGGAGCAGATTAAGAATATAGCTAATCTACCTTTTGTATATAAGTGGGTAGCGGTAATGCCAGATAGTCATCAGGGGTATGGGATGCCTATTGGTGGGGTTGTTGCACTAGAGAATATTATTAGTCCAAACATGGTTGGGGTGGATATAGGTTGTGGAATGTGTGCAGTGAACACTCATATTAAAACAGAGGGTGTGGGGCAAGATAAGCTGAAAGAGGTTTTGGGTAAGATTAGGAAGATAGTTCCAGTTGGGTTTGCCCATCACCAAGAGAAGCAGAGTTTAGATTTGATGCCCTTTTTTGAGAAAGATACTGATGATTTACAAGTGATTCTTAAAGAATATGAAAATGCAAGGACACAGATAGGGACACTTGGTGGTGGTAATCATTTCATAGAATTACAGAAGAGTGATAAGGGGGAATTGTGGATAATGATACATTCTGGGAGTAGAAATTTAGGTAAACAGGTGTGTGATTACTACAATGGTTTGGCAGTGCAGTTGGCAAAAAAATGGTATATACCAAACGTGGTAGGGCAGGACTTGGCATACTTACCAGTGGATACTAAAGAGGGTCAAAACTATACAAAGGAAATGCAGTATTGTATAGATTTTGCTTTTGCAAACAGAAAACTGATGATGGACAGGGTTTTAGGTTGTGTAGAAGAAGTGTTGGGCTCTTTTAAGGGTGATGAGATGATAAATATAGCACACAATTACGCAAGATTGGAAAACCACATGGGTAAAAATGTATGGGTTCACAGGAAAGGAGCAACATCTGCAAGGGAAGGAGAGATAGGAATTATACCTGGCTCAATGGGAACTAAGTCGTACATTGTTAAGGGCAGGGGAAACAAAGAATCGTTTACAAGTTGCTCTCACGGTGCTGGAAGGCTAATGAGTAGGGCTAAGGCGAGTGAGATGTTAACAGAAGAGGTGGTAAACAAATCTATGGAAGGAATTGTGTTTGGAAGATGGGAAAAGGGTAGAAATGGTAAGGCAGACTACGGAGAGGCTCCTGGTGCCTATAAGGACATAGATATAGTTATGCAAAACCAGGCTGACTTAGTAGAGATATTAATTGAGTTAAAACCCTTAGCAGTTGTTAAGGGCTAAGGAAAGCAACTTGAGCCCGTGTTGTAGTGGCACGGTGTCTAGTGGTTAGAGAGCGGGGTTGCCAGGCTACCAGTGAGACGGTTCGGGTAGCTATTACAGGGGTTGGCTCAGATGGGTAGAGCACCTGCCTTGGACGCAGGAGGTCGTACGTTCGAGCCGTACACCCCTGATAACTTAGAAAGAATAATATGAAAATAACAATAACAATCCCCGAAAGGGTATACAAGGAACTTGAAAGAAAAAGAGGTTATGTTCCCAGGAGTACTTATATCCAGAACTTGATTATGGGTGAGGGGGTGCAGGTTATGGTCAAGGAAAACAGGGTGGATATAATTAACAAAGTAGGTACCATGCCGAGTGCAAGTATTGATAAAGTTGAGGATACAAATTATGAGCAGGTAATCTCGGCCATAGAGAGGATAAACGACCCAGAGTACCAGAGTGACAGTGAGGAGATAAGTGAGGTGAGGCGTATGGTACGGGAGGCAGGGTTAAGTTATAATGAGAAGAGCAAAGCCTTGTGGAAGCAGGATGGTGAGAAGTGGAAATTAATTAAGCAATTTTAACTATGGTATACGTGAGTCATGTTGAGCAGGAAAAGGGAGACTGTGTGTTTGAGATAAGTTTTGACACAATGGGTAAATTTACCGACAAGGACGTGTTTTACATCCTGACCAATCTTGGGGTGTTCCAAGTGTTGGGTAACATGGGTGAGTTTGCCAGAAACAAACACAGCCGAATAAACATACTTAAGAGAACCAAGGATATGGACAAGAAGTATAGATTATATAAAAAAATGTTAAGAGAAAATGGCAGTCAGTAAGAGTTATACAAGTGACACGTTCGACCCAGAGACTAAGAAGAAGTTCGATGAGGGTTGGGAAAGAGCATTTGGAAAAAAGAAAAAGAACAAGAAATAAGTTGAGTTTTTATTATTATGCCTTTTAAGAGTGCTAAGCAAAGAAAGTTCCTTTTCGCAAAACATCCTAAAATAGCAAAAAGATGGGCGAAGAAATACGGGACCAAGATTGCTAAAAAGAAAAGGAAATAATTTTATTTTCTGCCCAAAATGTTGGTCCAGTGGAGATTCAAGGTAATGTGTGAGTTCGCAACGTGCGAGAGTGAGATATATACAGGCCACTACAAAGAGTTTCTGGCCATGAAGCCACGCCCCGAAAGACTGTTTCTTTACAGACCCAGCTCAAAAAGGTATGATTATGTGGACTATACTGGGAAGACTAAAGGAGTAAAGGTTGACCTATGTGACAACACCCCTATGTTAGAATTCCTAGGTTATATTAAATTCGTTGACAGCAAGGAGTGTAATGAACGAAACTTTACTTAAGAAAATAGAGAACTACAAGAAGTCCATGAGTCTCACTGTGTGGGACGACAAGAGTATCTCCCGTGAGTGCAGACGACTTGAAAGCAAACTTGGGGTGGAGAGAATCGAGCCCAAGCAGTACAAAATGCTACGCAAAATCTCCGAGGATTTAAAGATTGGTGAAAAACCAGACCTAAGTGCTGCAGCAAGATACGCAGGTTATCCCGACTGGCAAGTGAAACGACCTGAGACTGCAATTCTGCGAAACATACCCAACGCTTTGTTTAACGAGATTGTAGGTATTAACCGAAACGAAATAGAAATGGAACTTGTGAAGGTGCTTAAACAAGACGACAATTTAAGTGCTAAAAACAAGGCTATAGAACTTGCAGCCAGAATTACAGGAATGAGTGAGCCTGACAAAGGATTTCAAATTAATATTGTGAACGACGGAATTACTGTCGCAGATTAAAAGAAGAAGAAATGCCCAAGAAACGAACCTATACAATTACAGAAGTAACCAGAAAACCAAGCCTGTTTAGTACAGCCCTACCTTTTGACATTACCCTCAACGGAGAGATTATAGCTACTGTGGTAAGTCCTAAGGGAGCCAAGTGGAGAGTGTGCGAAAACTGTGGCGAGAATACCCAGAACATTTTAGAGTACCAAGACGCACAACTGAAATGGCAGAAATTAATATTATGCGATAAATGTGGTGACGAACTTCTCTAATCCAACCGACATAGTAGAGTGCTACAGGTGTAAGAGTCGAATGCCAAGAATGAGGACTTTAATAGTAGAAACTCCAAAGGGAAGGTTTAGACTCTGTAGAGAGTGTTATATCGCTTTTGAAAAGGACAGGGCAAGAGCGCAGTACGAGACTGCAAAAGAAAATGTAAGGAAGTTTCAGCTGCACGTTGACCCTGCCGACGTAATGAAAGAAAAGGAAAAATTTTTAAAAAATCTTAAAGAAGGAATAATATAATGGGACATAAAATAAACATGAGCGATTTGAAGATAGCCTTTGACGACAAGGTTATCTATGACCCACTACCACAACAAATTAAATTTCATACCTCCCCTGCTAAGTTCAGACTTTTCGGTGGAAGTGCTGGTGGTGGTAAAAGCTATGGGGTAATTGGAGAAGCACTTATGCGCAGTATGAAATACGACTTTCCTCTTACTGGTGCAATATTCAGGCGAAGTTACCCTGAACTAGAGGCTACTATTATCCGTACAATGTTAAACATACTACCTACTTGGTTTTACAAGTACAACCAGAGCCAACATATTATGACCTTGAAAAACGGCAGTATGATTGAGTTCTGTTATGCAGAGAGTGACGCAGACGTTACAAGGTATCAGAGTCGAGAGTGGGACTGGATAGGTATAGACGAGTTGACTCACTTTTCCCTTTACCAGTGGACTTATTTAATGTCTCGTATGAGAACCACTAAACCTATTAATACAAAGTTCTTTGCTGCGACCAACCCAGGAGGCAGAGGACACAACTGGGTGCGTGAAAGGTGGGTGAGTAAGAGTTGCGAGGACGAAAACTACAGGCCACAGGACTATGAGTTTATTCCTGCTGGGGTACTGGAAAATCCGTATATTATGAACAGCAACCCTGATTACATAGAGAATCTTAAAATGCTGCCAGAGAAGGAAAGAAAGGCTTTGCTTGAAGGAGACTGGGATATATTCGAGGGTATGTTCTTTAGTGAATTTAGTGCAGTCGACCATATTGTTGACGATTTTGAAGTACCAGACGAGTGGAGAATTGTTATGGGCTGGGACGATGGAACCAGAGAACCAAGGAGTGTTCATCTTTACGCAATAGATAACGACCAGAGGGTGTGGTGTATTTGGGAATACTATAAGGCAGGAGAGAACCTTACACAGGCTGCCGAGAATATAAGAAGACAGCTTGAGGCTGCAGGATACTGGGGCAGGATTTACAAGTGTGTTGTTGACCCAAGTATGCAAAGGATAGACACTCAGACTGGGCTTAGTAGTACGGAAGTGTTGGAGAGTATGGGTTTTGGGTTTCAAGTGGGACAGGTGGAATTGGCTAATAACGATAGGGTAGAAGGTTGGAGAATAATGAAAAGTTACCTTAGTCACAAGCCTTACGAAGAGCCTATCTTGAAGTTCTTCAAAAGTTGTGGCAATATAATACGAACTATACCTCAGTTGATATATTATCAATCGAGGTCTGGTAATACGAGTAAGAAGGAGGACTTAGACACGACACAGGAAGACCATGCGGCCGACGATTGTCGCTATGCCCTGATGTCACTGGAAAGACTTCCTTCCCGATTTGAGAGTAGTAGTTACGTTGGCATTAAAAGACGTAAGTATTCTCCCAAGTCAAGATATTAAATAATTTATTAATAGTAGTAGTATGAATAAATACAACGTCTATTTGGCCGATAACTGGAAGAGAACCGAGCCGTTTACAACGGACTGGGACTATGAGTTGATTGGCGATGTGTTCCGAGCTGAGTTCGATGAATGGTTTAAAGAACAAGAGAAACTTGCTAATGCAGGGGCTGGAAAAACCAGACAATTGTTTAGAGGTGAGTATGTTAAGAAGTTTATGCTTTCTAAGAGGATTAACATTGTGGACGACCCAAGTAATAATGGGTTGAAGTCTGTGTTTATGATTAAGGTTGGGGAGAAAAAGGCTATAGATGAGAGGGCGAAGGACAATTTAGCCTCAAGGTTCGAATACAAGACTAAAATCAAGGCAGACGGAACAGAAACGCAACCCGAAGGCTTCATGAAATTCGATTTAGTGGAAGGAATTGAAAGAAAATCCGAAAAAGATGGTAAAACTTTCCAAGTTAGTGGAAATGATATAGAATATTTTACAGAAGAGGCACAAAACGAGATTCCAGCTGAAATAAAAGAAGAAGTTGTGGAAGAAAAGTTCGTTTGTGAAGTGTGTGGTAAAGGTTTTGACTCCAATAGAGCCTTACACATGCACAGTTTAAGTCACAAGAAAGAGTAATTATGGGTAGAATAGAAATAGGAGTTCCTATAGCGACTGACAACATGCCAATCGCATACAAAAAATGGTTTGAAGAGTTGGGAGAGAAGTATCCTTACAGGACCCAAGAGGTGAAAAATGGGGAAGTACAGGTGGTTAGGGTGAAAATTCCAGTAGACGGAAGCGAAGCCATAAGACACTTGAAGTATGGAAAAATCACTTCAGACAGTTCAGGAGATTTTCTTGAGAGAACCTTCATGCCAAGATATAGCCCTGAGAGGGACGAGATTATTTTGGAACAATAAACTAAACAATTAAAAAAATGGAAAAACAATCACTTCCAGTAAGGCGTTATACTAAAGACGAGGCTTCTGTTATCGAATTAGTACGGAGCGATTATGTATCAGCAAGGAATGCAAGGCAAACTAGCTGTTATCATGGAAGCCCTTCAAAGACGGGCAACTGGGAGGACAGATGGGACTTACAGGAGAAGATTGACCTGGGGTGGAGTGAAGCCCCAAAACAGGACGAGTTTGAAAGTAATGTTAAATCCCCAATGACCTCTGGAAGAATTGAGTCTACCATGCACAAATTGAGACGGCTTAATATTCAGTTTGTGGTTAGACCTGATGATATTAAAGATGCAAAGGACAAAAGAAAAGCAAAGGTAGTACAAGAATTACTTAACAACCTATTTGAAAGACGAGAATTTAAGACAAGGATGACTACTTGGTTTAAGGATTGCTTAACACATGGAAGTGCATTTTTGCATATTTACTATCTTCAAAAGAAGAGAAAAGTTCAAATGCCGAAGGTTGATACCAAGGATATGAGTGACGAGGAGAAAGAGAATCTAAAGAGTGGAAAGAAAGTTTACAAAACAGAGACTATTTATGATTACGATGATATAGCGTTTGAGCCTGTTAAGATACAGGAGATTTATGTTGACCCAAGTGCAAGAAACTTCCATGGTACAAGTTATGAGGCACAGTGGGTAATAAGGCGAATGCTACCATCCTTAGCACAGTTTAAGGCTATGTTTAGTGCTGACCCTGATGCCAAAAACATCAATAAGGTACGACCTGTTTCTGCTTATATAGGGGAGGACGTGGAGTTCTTTGAACCACCAAAGGATGTAGACAAGAACGATTATGTTGAACTACTACATTACTACAACAAAGCCGAGGATAGATATGTGGTTGTTGCAAATGACGTTTTAATTAAAGACATACCACTTCCATACAAGCACAAGCAATTACCATTTATTAAAATAGACGCTTATGAGGTACTACACCAATTCTATGCGATGGGTCTTCCCGATAAGTTATTCAATATTCAGTCTGAGGAGGAAATTTTAAAGAATATAACATATGATAGGCTACATATTACTGCCAATCCTATAATAAAAGTTAAGAAATCTATTTACGGTGAATTCAGTAAGGCATACCAGACTGCAGAGCCAGGGTTAATGGTACCAGTAAACGCACAGGATGATGTGGCGCCACTTGAGTATCAGAGTATGAACTTTGATATGTTTAGAGGAATTGACGCACTAAACAGAGACGCAGTACTAGCCACACAGATTGACCCAATTCAAATGGGAGTCAATCAGAAGTATGTATCAGCAACAACAAGTATGCTCACGAAGGAGCAGATGGACACCTATATTACTTCCTTGCTTGACACTTGGACAGAACCACTTAATATTGCAGCAAAACAGTGCATTTCACTTATGAGCCAGTTTTACACCGTTCCTAGAGTAGAGGCAGCAGGCAAGACTGCAAAGAACAAGTCTATTAGAATACTAGATATTAAAATCAACCCAGAAACACTAGAGGTTACAGAGGACAGGGGTAAGTATAGTTACGTTGAAATCAAGCCAGAATTCTTTAATATTAATGGAGACTGGGACGTTGAAATAAGTCCAGAAAGTGTAGAGGTACAGAGTAAAGCAATTGAAATGCAGAAGAGTCAGGCTATGCTTGCACAGCTTGCACCGTTCTTTGTAGACCCAAACAATGCACAGAGTGTTATGAGTAATCCAGTAGGTTGGATAAATGGACCAAAGACAATAGAGTGGTATGTTGAGACTAACGGAGCTCCAAAAGAGCTAATGGCTATACTGACAGAGGACGAAGACATAGCTATGGAGAGAGCTGAATTACAGGGTAAACTAATGGCAGCAGGCGAGTGGGTAGCAGGTATTCCAGGGGAGTCTGAAACACATAAGAAAGTGCATGTTGAACAGTTGAGGCTTGTAAATAAGCAGAAAAGGGATTTGGAGAAACAATTAGAAACACTACCACCAGAGTTAATGGACTTTATGCAAGACACACCACTTTGGAACCAGTTGCAGAAACTGGACACCTCTGCACAGATATACGCAGAGCATCTTATGAAGGACGACCAACCAAAAGTAATGGAAACACCAACAGCAGTTCAAGAGGGGCAACCACCAGAACCAGTACAACCAGAAGTTCCAATGCCCCCAGGTTTGACTCCAGCAGGAGGAGCACAGCCACCAATGCCAGCAGCTGGAAACCAGCAGTCTGGAATGGAACCAGAAGTTCCACAACAAGGCAGACCTCCTATGGCAGAAGGTATATAAATTAAGCAGTAGTAATAATGCCAAAAATAAAACAGATACCTGTGGCTAAAAAAGCCATACAGGAATTAACAGGCGACCAATTAGAGAGTCTAGTCAAGTTTGGAAAGGGTGAAGTATTCACACTATTAAATGAACTTGCAGACCGAGAAAAATATCTCAGATACCAGAATGATTTTTTGACTGCCAATTCGTTGGAATCAATCAATCTACTTAAAGGAATTAATATAGGAATAGACTTTATTTTAGACAGTGTGAACAGAGCAAAGGAAGAACTGAAGGCTAGGGGTGCTAAAGACGAAGTTGACAATGATGAATAATTAAAATAATATGTGTTGATAGTAGTAGCAATTAGCTCTTTAATTAAAAAGTAGTAATATAAATTTTTACAAAAGAATATAATGAACGAAGAGAACAAAGTGGTGACAGTGCCCGAAACCTCTCCAGTTGTAGAAGAGAAGTCTTCTATAGACGAGGAGTACGTTGCAGGCGAAGAAACCCAAGCCCCATCTACCAGTGAGGTGGACGCTAAAGAAGAAACATCTGGAACGGAACAGCCTGATTCAGCTGTATCACCGTGGGAGAATGAGAAAAAGAGTATGAGTGGAAAGATTAGTAAATTGGAGAAAGAGAGAAACGAATTAGCTCAGCAAGCCAAAATGCTTGAGGCACTTAATATTGCCGCAGCCAATGACCCTGAGTTTATGAGGATAGCAAATAGAAAACTGGTCGAACAAGGTTTGCTTGACGAGTCTGCACTCGCAGAGATAGAGAGTACAACACCCCAGCTACAAGCTGACGGTGGGAGTCTAAATCCTGCAGTATTGTGGGCTCAGCAAAAAATGCAAGCAGAGCGTGAGGAGAGGGAGAAGTTCTTCAAAGATTTTGAAGACCGACATCCCGACCTGACAGACGGAGACGCAGAACTTATTAAGGCGAACAGGATTGCCGTTGGGGCAGCTGCAGCCAAAAAAATGAGGGAAGGTCTGTCTCAGTCAGAGGCCTACGAGTTTGCTTACAAACTTATAATGAACCCGAATCAATTAATTGAAGACGGTAAGTTACAAGGACTTGCACAAGCACAAGGAGCTTCCCCAGTTGAAGGAGCTGCTTCAGGAGCAATTGCTAATTCTTCAGGTACAGTAGAGCTTACACCTGAACAAAAAGAAATAGCGAAACGCTTTGGCATTTCAGAAGAAAAATATGCACAACAATTAGGAGAGTAATCTCTTAAATAATTTAATAATATACGAATATGTACGGAGCAAAGATTGTAAAATCTCTAGTCGGTGCAGATAGAGTACATATGGAGTTTAATGCGGCAGGAACATTTGCTGTAAATGACTTCGTTATGTTGGATGGAAGTACTGGTGAAGTAGTAGTAGCTACAGCAGGTTCATCTATATTGGGTTTGGCTAAAGAAGCTGCAACAAACGCAAGCACAGGAGTATCAGTAGATATAACACCTTACATGGTTGTTCTCATGGACAATGACAACGACACAGAAACATTCGCAGCAACACATGTTGGCGAATGGGGTGATTTCGTTGGTGGAACTGGTGCGATGCAGGTAAACAGCAACACACTCAGTAGCACAAAGGCACAATTACAGTGTATGGCCTATAACCCACAAGGTTATGGATTCGATAGCGACACAAGTATTGGACTATTCTTAGTCGCAGAGAGACAATTCTCTGAGCAGGCAGCTGCATAATAGTTCTGATTTTTATTTTAGTAGTTACACAAAATGGCAAATTTAGCAGGTACAACACCAGCAACAATCGTAGCCAATGCAAAACTAGTCGACCCAGGAATCAAAGCAGTTCTTGCTGATGAGTATTCAATGTTGGATGAAAAACTGATGAAGATTTTCAAACCAGTTGAAATGAGAACAATCAGTGAGGAATTCGCAGGATACGCTGGACTGGGGGATATTCCTCAAATCGACGAGGCTGAAGAGTTCGGTGAAGATGCAATAATGCATACATACGACACAACTCTAACTGCATACAAATATGGTCAAATGCTTCCTATCTCTTATGAGTTATTGGAGGACGACCTATCTGGAGCAATCGAGAAAGGTAAGTATGGTTCAAGAGCTTTGGTAAGAAAAGGCGAAAAATTGGGTGCTAGCGTTTTCAATAACGCATTTAGTACTTCTTATACTTCTTATGGCGATGCAAAACCACTATGTTCTGTAGGTCACACAAGAGCAGACGGTGGAACAGCACAGAGTAATGCAAGTGCAACAGGAATAACTCTTACTGAAGAGAACCTCGAGACAGCAATTCTGGCTATGAGGAGTCAATTGGACGATAG